TGGTAAACCAAACACAGCAGAGTCTTGCCATGCGGTTCTAGCTAAACTTCCTGTTGTCCATATAGGTCTTTTAACTGTTGAGTCTAGATAGTTATAAGTTACTTGTCTGTTAACCACATTAGATCCGCTGTTACAATAGAACCAAGTCACTTCACCAAACAAGTTGTTTAATCCTGCATTTACTAAATCTCTGGCTGTCGTGTTAATATTGTCGTAAACAAAATCTTCTACCAAACATGGCATAGATTTTAATTGTCCATCGTAAGTAAAAAATCCATTCTCTGACATCCAATAGGCAGAACCATCAACCTCAACACATGCATTTTTACCTAGTAATCCACAGTTGGTTCCTACTTGTTGAAAAGAAAATGTAAAGGGTGCACCTACAAACTGCATAAGAAATAATGCAGTATCGGTCCAAACATAAATAGCATCTCTACCTTTGATAGCTCCCATGATCCTTGATCCATCAGCCAGTCTCTGTGAACCTGCGGTATTGGTAGCAGTCACAGTATAAGAATCTGTTTGATTAATATTTTCTTGATCAGAAAATCTAATGAACATATCATCTTGAGATGTTGGATCTCCTATGTCTGTTTCTGTTCCAAAAAATACTAAGTGTCTGTCTGGTGTAGAAACAATCACATGACGAGATTTTGTTGGAGCGTTTGCAATAAGTGTAGCTCTTGTTGCTGTTGCATTTGATAATGACCCATCCCATTCAAAACAAGGACCATTATAAATAAGTGCAATTAATTTTTGACCAAAGTTATCTAATACCCATAGTCCAGGAGAGATTGTAAAGTCAGCTGTAGATGCTTCTCCCCATGCAACAAAGTCAGTTATGTTTGTAACTGTTGCGCTAGAGCTATGTGTAGATGGTGAGGTTCCGTTTACAGCTCTAGATCCGCCGCTTAAAGTGTTGGTTCCCGTGTTGTTGGCTGTAAAACTAATATCTTCAGATCCAATTCTAATTTCTCCTGATGATGGAAACTGACTAGAGTCTGTTAATACAATTGTAGTATCAACAGTATTTGTTAATGCAGAAGCTAAGGTAGTTGTAACCGGTGCACTAGCTTCACCTCCCCAGTTAGCAGTTCCCCATCCAAAACCACCTAATTGTTGAGAAGGACCAACGTTGTAATAACAAAGAACAGATGCCGATCCTGCGGTGCTTAACGGAGTTCCTGCTTCAGCAGTAGCTGCCGTCACTGTAAAAGTAGTAGCTGATGGCACAGAAGTAACCATGTATTTTTTATCTTCAAATGTGGCGTTAGTGTATGTAGATCCTGATAAACCTGTTACGCTATCAAACAAAACAATATCATCTTCTATTAGTCCATGTACCCCGGTACATGTTACAGTTACCGATGTTGATGACGATGTAGATGAAAAATTAGCTCCAGTTAAAGTAGTTCTGATAGGGTGAATATCGTAGTAAGTTCCGCCAGAAAATACGTATAAAATTCTATTAGTTCCTATAGCAGCGTATTTAACACTGTCATTATTCTCAAAATGATGAATAGCTCTTGCTGCTCCTGTAAGTTTACTATCACCTAATTGACTCCAACCCCCTATTTTTTCAGGGGTTCCGTATCTAAAACGCACATTATCACCGTCAAACCACTGTCCTTCAGCGCCTGTTTCGGTAACCTGTTTGTTAAATCCTGGAGCAAAACCTAGTTTTTGTAGCATACTTATCCTAATATATTAGCACTCTATACTATATATTATAATCCTTGTAAATCTAGCTATTTTGTGATGGCTAGTAATAGCTAAAATTAGAATTAAAAGCTATTACGGTCTTTCTTTTTTTGTCTATACTAGGAGCGCTATGTAATAAATGTGCTGGAAAAGTTATTACCTGTCCTTCTTTAGCTTGGTATTTAAAGAGCTTGCCTCTTACCTTTACCTGTGTCCTATATGTGGTAGATGGCATTTCTAAGAAGTATACATTAGCCCAATTGGTTTTTTCATGGTTGTGAAATATATGGTGGGCTCCATCATGGTATTGTTGAAACCAGGCGTTAGCTATATGCCATTGGTCTGCTTTAAAGTAATCCTGCATTCTATCCATAGGCTCATCTATTACTTTTTTATAAAAATAATCTAAATATTTTCTTTCTTGTTCTAAAGGCAGCAGCCAATCAGACTTACTGTTTTGTTGTGACTGACTAAAAGGCATCTCATCTATTAAATCTAAAAGTATTTTTTTGTGTTTTTTATGATCCTTGACTGTGGATATTATAAAGTCTGTTGTTATATTCTTTATCTCCATTTTGGACCTGTTATAAAAATAGCTATTGTTTTCCTTGTTCCCTGAGTAACGGGTGTAACTTCATGACTCATAAAACCATCAAATAATATCATAGACCCTGGTCTTTTAAAATCCGTAACTGTCTCTGGTCCTTGATTAAAGAGTCTTAGGTCTCCGCCTTTGTAAGAAGTATCAGACATGTTGATAAGCAATGTGCCTTTGACATCAAAATTTTTACCTTCAGGACTTCTGTCTACATGCCAACCGTAATAGTCTTTTTCTTTTGAGGTATATGTTGCAAAATTTATAAGTCTGTCATCTGCTATTTTAAAAATCATATAACCAAACTCATGTGTAATAATCTCTTCTGCATACCCATATACTTTTTTAAAGTAGGGTTCTATTTTTTGCCATTCTATTAATTTTGTGTGTCTTTCTTGTTTTAATCTTTTACCTGAAGAACCACTAGCAGCCCCTTCTTTTGGCTCTAATTCTAAATAATTGTGATCAATAAATTTATTTAATGTTTTAATTTCTTTATCGTCAAACTGTGGCGGCCAAATCCAATACCTAAGAGCACTCATATTTTTGTATACCAAGACGCTACAGTATATCTTGTTCCCTCCGTAATTTGTTTAACACCATGATAACGTTCATTACCATTAAATAAAAGTATTCTACCTGTTACAGGTTGTATAGAAGTCTCGTCTTCAAAATGTGTTTGTCCACCTTGATAGTCGTGATTAAGATATACAATAGAAGCCAGTGTTGTTTCTCTTACGGCATAGTCTGTATGCATTCTGTGTCTCGCACCTTCAGGCCATTTAACTAAATTAGAATAGTTTACTTTAGAATTATTTATTTCTTTTGATAGCACATTCATTTTCTTTCTTAGTGCTAACACAACAGGTTCTTTAAGGTTATCTAAGCTAACACAAAATGTATCCTCATGTTGCCACATATTTTTCTTATGTTTTTTATGCAACTTAATTAATTGCTTGCATTCTTTTTCAGTAATAAAATTATCTATTATACTAATCCTGTTCATCGCAATCTAAATCAAAAGAAATAACCACTCGGTCTTTGTCTGACAGGTTTGGATTAACATAATGCAAGAGGTGTCCTGGAAAAATTACTAGTGTACCTTCTTTACATTCTATTTGTGTAAGTTTAGTTTGCTTACTCATTTCATCAGACCAAGGCGCTATGTAAGTTGCTGTTTCTTGTTTCTTATCTAAATCAAGATATAAAATACCTGTATACATTGACTTGCCGTGATGGTGCGCAACTTGGTAATCACCTTTTTTGTAGTTTATTACCCATGAGTCAGTTATGTATAGTTTTTTAAAATTACATTCTGTTCCAAATAAATGAAGTTCGTCTGCAAAAATTTCATACAACTTATCTGTTAATCCTAAAGAAGATGTACCAAATCTTGTTGTAGAAAAAGAAGTATTTGGTCTTCTGTAGTATTTAAAATCTTTTACATATTTTTTAATTTTGGTCTTTTTCTTTTTCCAGTCTTTTACTTTCGTAGTAAAAGCGTCTATTGAAAATAAAGTTTGTATCATTTCTCCTCCTCTATTGTGTATATACAAATTATTCTTACCTCGTCGTCTTCTCCAGGAGAACCAGCAGCATGATAGTTTTCACCAGGAAATATGTTGTACTTACCCTCGTCAGCTTTCATTTCTTTAATTATTTTTTTTGGTACGTAGGGATCATATCTATCTTTGTTGCTTACAGCAGGATTTGTTTTAGATGTTTCTTTAAACAAAAAAGTAGACCCTTTACTAAATTTATTACAGTATATTATTATATCAGTATGGGGAAACGTATGGTCAAAATGTGGATTAGAATATTCTTTTTTAAAATAAGTTGTTAAATTAAGGGCGCCTCTCAATATTCTTTTAATTTTTATTTTATGCTTCTTACAAATTTTTTCTATTATACCTGTAAAAAAAGGATACAGATCTGAGTTTACTTTAAAACCTGTATTATTCTCATAGTCGTAACGAGGTAATAAAATATGACTTAGACACGGATAATTTTTTTGAAAGCCGTACACG